CGGGTGTAGACGGAGTTCGGATCGTCGGAAGCGTCGGACCGTGAGAGCTTCAGCAGCTCATTGTATCGGTTGCCATGCGCCTGCGCGAGTTCGCCGGAGAAGTAAGGACGCCCGGTCTGCGCGTAGAGACGCATAAGCGTCCCTTCGAGTAGGGTCTGATAATGGCGCGCCCACGCGTTCGGGGGAAGCCAGCCCTCTGGATCAGAGTTGATGTCGCCACCGGGAACGATCCGCAGGACTTCCTGACAGACCTCAATGGCGGTGTTGTAAAGTTCAACCTTCGCCTGATCGGTCGAAAGGCCGGAAATCTTTGTCTGGACGGTGTCGAGGAGCGCGTCGAGCGCGATGTTCGCCATTACGCCCTCACACCGTTAATGGTCAGCGTGTTCATGAACATCGCTACGAAGCCAGCCGCACGCTGGTCTTGAACGTCCTCATCATCGGCAAGCTGGGCGTAGCCCGTGATGAACCAAACGAGAGGAAGCCGATACTGCTCCTCCATCTCCACCGTCTGCGTGACAGAGGTGTATTGGGGGAGCGTGGTGCGGAGGTAGCGCCTCAGAAGGTCGGGCCGAAGCCGGCGAACCTCCTGAAACGCCATGTTTAGTTCACGCAACAGGGCAGCGTCGGGGTAGCGGTATGGCTCCACGAAATCCTGAAGCAGTATGCGGCTTTCCCGCAAATAATCTGCGACCGTTTCAAGAGCCATTCCAACCCCCCGACATTAGCCCGGTAGGTAACGCTTACGCGCCACCCTGCGTAACAACGGCCTGCGCCAGAGCCTTACCATCGAGAACCTTGTAACCGTAGACCTGAAGGCCACGGAAGATTTCACCGAAGGTGCGCTCCGAGCGAACCGTCTCAACCTTCGTCATCTGCGACGCGAAGGTCAGGGCGTGAGCATGACCAGCGTAGATCACGTTCGTGCCAGCGGAGAGCGGGTTCGAGCCGCTGTCAAACACATCGGCCGGAGTGGACGAGGTCGGCAGCAGGTTCGAGACGTAGATCGTGAAGCGATCCACCATGCCCAGACGGCCGTTGCGCAGCATGGTGATGCTGTCACCGGACATATAGACCTGACGGAGTTCCGAACGCTTGATCTGCGTGGCGGCCCAAGTCGGCATGACGACCCAGCGACCCGTCTCCGGGATGTTCTGCTCGTCAAGAGCCTGACCCAGACGCAGGAGCACGTCGAGGATTTCGACCTGACCCGCAGCCGGCTCACGACCGACGGTCGCCAGCGGAGCGCCGACGGTGCCGAGGTTGATGGTGCCGGAGATCGCACCGGCCGTCGCGCCCTGATTGGTCGCAGCCGCCGTGCCAACGATGTTCGCCAGAACGTCGCTGTCGACCGCAATCTTCATCTGCTCGGAGGCGTCGTCCGCCCACATGCTCATGAGGTTGAGGTCCGACTGGACGCGCAGGACGTCGTCGAGGATCGTCGCAAAATACTTACCACGGTCGATCATCAGATCGACAGCGCCGCCGCCCGGACGATCCAGCTCCAGATCGCCGTCAGCACGATACTTGTTGATCGTGATCGTCGGCTTGGTGCGGATTTTGATGCGGTCGCCGTAGTTCTTGATCTCGCTCTCGTAGTCCGTGTTCGAGATCGCCGCGAGCACCGTGGCCGCGTAGAACTTTTCAATCAGCTTACCCGACCAGATTTCGGGGATGAAACCGATGGCCGAATAGTCAGTGGAGGGCGAACCCGCCGGGTAGATCGGAGGTGTAGTGCCGGAACCGGCAAGAGGAAAAACAGCCATTTTAGGCTCCTAGATGAGTAGTTACCCGCATAGGTAACACCGTTACTTGCGAATACGCCCCTCACGCTGGGCAGCGAAAATCTGGTTTTCGATCTGCTTTTGCTCATCCTCCCGGCCTCGGTATTCACCTCGGTTGACGGAAGAATAGAACTGCGTGATTTGCGCGGTTGTGAAGAACGGCTTCTCAGCGGGACCACCAGCGGGTGCCGCAGTCTTGGCTCGGCCCGGCGCTGCCAACGTCTCCAGTGAGGGCTTGTTACCTCTGGGGGTAACTTCGCGCTCTAAAGACGAACCGGCAGGGTTCGTAGCCGCCTCATCAGAGATGAAGCCCTTGAAGAACGCTGCAACTCTCAGGGCGTCGTTGCGCTGATATGCTGCGTTCAACAGTTCCTTCCTTATAGCTCCCGAATAAGCGTCTGGCAAGTTAAGCCACGACAAAAACTCGGGATTGCTATTCAGTTCACGCCAGTTGGGAAGCTGACTGTCGAGCGTCTGATACATCTTCTCCCGCGCGTCCTGCACGACTGAAGACGTGACACCTTGCACACGTCCTTCCAACTCCGCGATCTTGGCGCGCAGCGCCTTGATCTCCGGCGTAAGTTCTTCCTTCGCCTTCTTGCCCACGACGCCGAGGAACTCGGAGCCGTAGTCACTCTCCTCTTCGGGGGTGACAAGGCGATCAAATCTTGTATCAGCCTGCGCCGGCGCGCTGTGCGTCGCCTGCATCTCGGCCATCAAGCGGTGAAGCTGGCTCACTTCCTGCGACAGACGCTGCACGTTGGCCTGCGACTGGTCGAAGCGGCCCTTCATGGAGTTGTAGCGGTGCTCCCAGCTCTCTTGGCTAACTGGAGCTTTCACGTCCTTTACTTGCGGAGCTTCGTCCGCGCTTTTACTAAAGTTTGTGTCTGAATTTGTTACTTCCGGGGACGTTTCCGCCGACGCTTCTTCGGGCGGCGCTTCACCCTGCGGCTCGGTCTGAGCCTTCAACAGTTCTTCTGAACGCGCTGCTGCGGCCAGAACGGCGGCAGGAACTTTTACGTTCGGGTCAATTCGGTTTTCCGGTGCGGTTTGCGTAGCCATGTTTACTCCTGTGCGCGTAGGGCCGGGGCGCTACGGGCGGTGCCGCTGACGAAATTTCTGAACGGCGGCGGCGCGCGCGTCCAAATCCTGGAACAGCATCGAAAGCGCCATCAGACCCTGCGCATGTCCACGAGCGACATGGGCTTGGTCCAGCGGGGCGTTCACTGCCTCAACACATTTGATGAGCGCGTAATCGTCGAGCGCGCGAACGAAGTCGGTCCACATCTGCGGGGAGAACGACTTGAGATCGTGCGCCACCTGAATGAGCGCGTGGTCTTTTTCTTTGCTCATGGGAAGCAGGTCAGGGTGGTGCCCTGACCCTTTCTCATTACTTCGCGAGCGGCGACGAGCGCGAAGCGTTGTGCTTCACAATCGTGTCCTCGGCGTCGAGGACGGCCTTGCGGTCTTCCGGGGTCGGGTTGACGACGCCGGTTTCCTTCGTGGCGGCACCTTCGGTCATGCGACCCTTACGAGCCTCCTGACCACCCGGCTGCGACACATTGGTCGTCTTTTCCATCGCGTCATTGAAGCTGTCGCGAAGCTCAGTCGTTTTGAAACCCATAATCTTCATCCTCTAATTTGTGGGTTGCCCCACCTTCCGGTGTGGAAGCTCTACTGCTTGAACGGCGTCTGACGCGGCGGCGTTGGCGCAATAGCCTGTGGCTGCGGCTGTGGAGCCGGCGGGGGCTGCGGCGACGGCTGCTGATAGCTTGGAGCCGGCGAATACTGCGGGTAATAGGGCTGCGGCTGCGGATACGACCGCTGCTGGAACGACGTGTCCGGCACGATGCACTTCGACGCCATATCGAGAGCTTTATTCTGTAGCTCTTTGAGGTCGCCGTCGCGGGACTTCACATACATCGCCGTCCGCTCTTGGACGACGTTGAGATACCAGCCCGCGCCGCAGAAGATCAGCAGGTTGAGCAACAGCAAGCCGGTCAACATCGGGTTGATGCGGTAGGCGTCGATAACTTTGCCAGCGACGTCGTTGCTGTTCACCGTGTATTGCGGCGGTTCATATTGCGGCGCGTAATGCTGCTGCGCCGGAGCCTGTGAAGGCCACGGCTGCTGCGACTTAGGTTTTTCGCCCGGCCACTCAGCCACGGCGGCGGCCTGTATCGTTTGCGATTTTACGGATCAGGTCTTGGACTTCTTCGTTCGTCTCCATGACGTAGAGGAGCATCTGCGTGAAGTCTTCTTCCGTAATCATCACCTCGCCGTCATCCGGCTCGACATTGTCCACGGTCGGCATGTCGGTCGGCGGAACTTCCGGCGGAACTTCCGGCGGCGGCAGGATCAACTCCGGCGAGCCTTCTTCCGGGCGGTCGTCGACTTCCGGCGGAACCCAAGCAGCGCGCGCCTTGTTCAGCGCGTCGAGGAACTTGAACGCCAGACCGGCGATCTCGACCTTCTTGTCGGTGCCGTTGATGATCCGGCGGCACTCCTCATACTGATACTGCGTCGGGCGCTGACCCGGCGTGATGTAGTCTCCGAGCTTCTTGCCCGTGAAGCGGCCGAAGATCATTCCTTCGAACGCCACATGCAAAGCTCCGGGCCACTCAAGCGCCTGTTCAGGGCGTGTGAAGCCATATTTCTTGTAGTTGTCTTCCCACGTAAGCTGGACGAGACCCCTGCCATACCACGGGTAATAGGGCTTGCTCTGGAGATACGACTGCGAGCCGTATTCCTCGATGGGCTGCATCGTGTGAGCCGTTTCCCACTTGGTCGTCGCCAAGAGGTAGGCAAGCTCCTCGTCGCACATGCCGGACCATTCCTGATCGCGGTAGCCGAGAATGTTTTCCATTCCCTCCACCTGATCGCCGTTCAACGTGCCACCAAACAACGTGCGGCGGACTTCAGTGAAGAACGTGCCGACGTCGACCTGATTTATTTCCCAGC